GTCATTTCTGAAGAGAGGTTTCGTCCTGAGACGGGGACAATGGTTTGGACCCTTGGAAACGGACACGCTGGAAGAGATGATATGCTGGACTACTACTACAGCAGTCGATGGAACAAAAGTTAATGCGTATAATGCATGTATGGAAGCATTTGCGCATGGGGAAGCATATTTTCATGATTTTCGTAAGACAATTTCAAATTATGCTATTGAAAATGGTGTGGAAGTGGATCTACCCACATTGTTCCAGGCAAGAGATTGGTGGGTTGAGTCACTATCTACCATCTCGCGCCCGAAATTTGATCTATATAAAATCAGTGATGCCATACAGAAGAGCTGATTTACAAATTTAACTATATTATGATTACCCTTGATCCCAAATTAATAGCCAATAGAAGAGTGTTTTGGTGGGGAAAGATATAGTTAGGGACACCAAGTCTAGTGTAGGGTTAATCCGTACTACATTGGTCTGATAATCGGATTAGTAGTTCACAGAGTAGAAATGATACAAATGTAACAACAGTGATGAACCCCAGTACAGAGCAGGAGTCTGGGGCAGCTGATACTTACCTGCAAAATACAGAAGCTTTTGAAATCCACAATAGTAGAAGTAATCCAAATACTAACAATTCGTATTGTAGTAGAGAGCAAACACTAATGGGTAGATTAACAAGGATAGTAACTATAAAAAGAGGTACTGTGTTGGACACGCAAACAACACCACCCCTTACATTATCAAAGGATAAATTTATACAGACCTTTAAGAACAAAGATATGAATAATGAACACGCGATATTTGAGATAGAATTTCCAAAAAATATTTTCAACAAACCACTCATAAAAGAGGCTTTAAGGAATGTAGCATTTGTTTCAGCAGATATAGTAGTACATATTAAATTTCAGGCGCCATTAAATTATCAGGGAATATTTTGGATGTGTTATATGCCTTCGGCTAACTTGATACAATCTGACCATTTTTCAACAAGGTATCACATGAGATCAATAACATCATTCCCTGGGGTCAAGATAAATTTATGTTGTTCAGAGAGGGAGGCCAAATTAACCATTCCGTTCATGAGTGAATACCAACAGTTTACTAAAAAGTCAATGATGGACGATAATTTTGCTCGTTTGTGTTTGTATGCGCTGACCCCAATTAGATACAAGGAAAGTGGTATAAAAATCCCATATATAGTCCAAGCACAATTAGCAAATGTAGTACTTAAGGGTAAAGCGCCTGAGCTTGATGACCTCACTCTCGACGGGGTGACCCTTGTAGCTGAAACTGGTGAAGAGGAACATGTCACTGATGGCAAACCAGTTAGTATAGTTTCTCAAGTAGCATCTGGTGTTTCGGCTTTCGCAAATTCAGTGCCAGCACTGGCGTCCTTAGCAAAACCCATAGGTTGGGTGGCGGAAGCAGCCGCTGGAGTGGCCTCACTTTTTGGTTTTTCACGCCCACAAACGATGACTAGTATTACGCCTTTTATCAATGCACCCTTACGTAATTATAACCATTTAACAGGTGT